TCCATAAATAAAAGCTCTCTAAAATATCCTTTGTTTGTGGGAAGAAGCCTAATGCAAGAAGTAATTGAAAGGTCATTTGCCTTTCCTGCACGTTGAGCAATATCACAAGATACAACCCTTAATTCCCCTGCGGATCTATCTATGTCATATGGATTTTTTTTAGCATTGTAAGTATCTACTCTCTGAGGATAAAAAGCCTTACTGATCGTTCTTGATCTAGTAAACATTTTCAGCTTGAAATAAGCATCTGCACTTTCTCCCCATGGAATATTGTCGTATTCTTCAAGGGCAGTTACTTCATCCATCTTTGACTTTTCGTTCTTTATTTGTCTGGCAGTTTTAATTTTGTGCTCTATAGCCAGCAAATAATCAAGTGCAATAAATCTTGAATTATCCCCTTGAAGCATTGCCTTGATGTTTCTTTTTGTTTCATCAAACCACCACAACCCTTTATGATAAGCTGAAGAAATAAAAACTTCTTTTGGTTCTTCAATCAAATGTTCATACTTGGGATTGTTTAAATAAGGGGTTTGTCTAATATAAGCAAATGGTCTGATTACTGCATCCAATACTGACTTGTCTATCAGGCGAAACTCTTCATAAATAGTAAATGTAGATCTCTTTCCTCTTGAGCTGTCTCTTGATGCAACAATCTTTAAAACGCTACCATTATGAAAGTCTACTTGCCACTTATTCATATTGGTTACAATATTTTTTATTTCTCTTGCAAGATTTGGATGGTCATTGACAAGACTTGAAATCTTATCTGACACAATAATACCCGCCTGTTCTTTTGTAGAACTAACTACAACAATCTCTGAGTTAGGGTATAAAATAGCCCTAGCACAAGCAAAAACTGCAAGTAGCCAGGTCTTACCAACTGCACGACTACATATTGCTACAAAAGAATCACTAATGGACATTAAATACACCCATATAATTTGATATGGGTGTAGTTTGATTTGAAGATAGTGTTCTATAAATCTATGTACATTTTTTCTATAAAACGTTATCCAGTCTATGAGTCTCTCTCTGCGATCAGAAGAAAATTCTTTTGCTGTTTTCATGCTCTTAGGTTGTCTAAAAACATCATTGCTTTGAGCGTCTTTTCTGTAATTGTTCTTATAGTTCTTATAGGAAGGCATTAGTCATCCTCCTCCTCAAAATCGCCATCTGTTAGTTTTTCTAATTCAGCAATATTGAAGTCTCTTGATTCTGTAATAAAGTTTCTCAAAGGACGAGTAATAAAATCCTCCCCATACTTTTGAATATTATCAACATCTTGAAAAATCTCATGATCTTTATACCATTCTGCAGGTGTCTTTTGTTCTATATCTTTTATCCAAACTCCAAAAGCCTCTGCGCTTTTTCCACCAGAAGCAGCACTTTGTTGCGAAGGTGTCAATGCACTGCTTTTCATAAGTTCCTGCAAAGCCTTGACTTTTCCATCAACTGATTTTTCTGCCAGCCTGTCTATTCTAATTTCGTTCATTTTATAGCATATTTCTTTAACCAGTATAAGTTCTGGATGGGTATCACATTTGGTTGTCTCTTGCCAATTGGCAAGTTCTTGTTCAAGATATTGGTAATCATCATAAGAAAGTCTTTCCCCCCAAAATCTCTTTAGGTAAGCATCAACATCTTCCTGAACCTCTCCCTCTTCCATATGTTCCACTTTTACAATAACGTCTGGTTCAACAAATGTAAAATCTTCGCTGTAGTCTTTGTTTCCAATAGCTCTCTTTTGTACTGAATACAGCTTGTTTATATATAGTCCAACAGGACTATTTGTAGTTTTCCCCTGGGATTCCAGGGTTCTCAAATGGGTTTTGAGTGCAGACAGGGCAGCATCATCAAATTTAATATTTAATATCCTGCAACAATTCAATATTGATCGATCAACTGAATGTTGTCCTAAATACTGACCTGTATAGATATCTTGAATACAAGATTTGCAAACACTCATCTTTCCATTGGAATCTAAAAAGAGGTCAAGAGCATTATAAAACTCTGTATGCTTCTTGTCCTCCATGCATTTTCTACAATAACAAGTTGTTAATTCAACACCAGTTTTAGAAACAGATGTAGCAACCTGTGTTTTTCTCCTACTTTTTGGCATTGCATCCTCCTAAACCACAATGTTGAGGGTGTTTACAATCCCATCTTCCTTATCTATGATAAAACATTGTGCTTTTCTTTCAGTTTGAGCATAGCCCTTGTTGGTGCTCCAACGAGACCAACCACTAATAGCTGGAAGTCTAAAAATTTCTAAATGACCTTTTTGTTCATAAATCATTCCCTTATGTAAATGTGCTAATAACCAATACATATGATTAGATGAACTCCACATCTCTTTAGCTTCCACAGTTATAATATCCAGTGCGGTTCGCAATGTTATATTATGGCTAAACCCAAATAAATTTTTTCCATATTTATAATATTTTCTTGGTAGGGGTGAGCAATCAACAAAAACATTGTCATTGTTTCTATAATAAGCTTCAACCGCCTTCATTACTCCATAAAAAGTTTCTAAGTCGTGATTTGAGGGAACATAAACAACATCAACTTTTCCCATTTTCAAAAATTCTTCAGTAGCACGAATAACTAATTCAATAGCTTTGTCAACAACGTCAAACCAAAGACTGTCATTTTCTTGCATAGTTCCATGGGTTGTTGCCCCATTAGTGTTATCAAAATTAATAAAGTCATTACCAACCATAAAAACAATTTTTTCAAACCTTTGATTTATCGTTGCATTTTTGATCTTGCCAATTGCCTTCAAAAAAACCTCTTCTGCTATCTCTGTGTTGTAATCATTACCTGTTGTATGATCTGTACTCAGTAAGCCTAAGTGTAAATCAGATATACCTACAAGTAGCATTTTCCCATTATTAACATATTTTGTATTGATGGGGGTGCTTAAGACAGGCTTCTTTTCATAAAGACTTTTGAAAATTTTATCAACAAAACCAGTAGTCCATTCTCCCTGTGATCTAGGAGCAACCGTAATTCTTGACTGGTAGAGTCTCATTCTTGTTCCCTGACCAGCATTCATATGCCACAAATTATTGCGACAAACAATTACCTTCCATAGTTCAGGATTGAATCCATGAGCCAACATAACGGAATCAGGAGATTTCGCATCTTCTTCGCACATCCTAATAAGTTTATCAGAACTAACTTCTCCATTACCCTTTATTTCTGTGCTTTCCCTATATGTTTCTTCCATAGATTGGACGCTACTGTGTTTTACCATTTCTGGACGAACGCTAGGAATCCCTCTCCTTATGCGCTCTTTTTTAAATGCGTTGCGCAATATATCAGCGTTCCCAAATCCAAATCTATCAGCTAATTCATTCCAAGTTACGTCTTTGCTTCTACTCTGGTACTTCTCTAAACAAGCTTTAAAAACTTTCTCGTCTAACGACATAGTTCTCCTTTTTATTCTATGTATTTTTTTATACAAGCTGCCGCGATAGGACTCGAACCTATAACCATCGCCTTAACAGGGCGTTGCTCTGCCAATTGAGCTACAAGGCAGTAATTTCATTAAAAAATAGTCTCAACATGAATAGTAGAAGTTTCTTCTATCAGTAGCGAATGAACAAGAACATCACCAGCATCTAAATTCAAACAAAAACTACCACTCAAATCATTTGGCGTAGAGTAAACTCCAAGCCCATTTACATCCACTGCAAAAGATCCAGAACTTGCTAATTTGACTTTCTTGAGCTTTAAATCACTTAGCCCCAAATCATCCTCTATTTTGCTAACCAGATCTTCAGCAACCTCACTACCTGTTGTATACGTAGTGCTATAAAACTTTCCATGAATTGCCATTTATCCCTCCGCTTTTCCATAGCCATTTTTAAGACACCTAACTTCTACCTCAAGTTCTTGTATTCTTTTCTCATAGCTTTGGACTAATTTTTCTAATTCAGACACTCTTCCTGTTCTATCTTCCACAACTGATTCTAAATCAAGGATTCTCCTATCTCTGTCCTCTAGGAAATGTTTCAAGTCAGTTATCTCCTTGTCTTTTATAAGACACGCAGAATATAGTTGATCAACCTTACCATCTAAGAGATCCATTCTATTTCTCAGGGCTATATTTTGTTCAGCCGTAAGACCTGCAGCTTTAGCGTATGTCTCCGTTGTATCTGCACCAGATGTTTTGTTAGTTTCTGCCCTTGTTTTTTCAGCTTCGCTTCTCAACTTCCTTGTTTCAGCCCAATTCTTACTTATAATAAAAATAACACCCACCAAAGACAAAAAGCTTGCTACTAGTGAAAATATCTCAGATATACTATTCGCGTTTTCTCCCATTGCAACCTCCATAAACCATATTTGTCATGAGGAGTGTCAGAGTTATTAGATTCATGGGCTTCATAATATAAACAGAAAATTCATATCCAAAAAAAAGGTGGCACATATACAATACTGTTACAAAAATAAAAAAAAATAAGTTTATAACCATAAGCCATATTCTTTTTTTTGACCTAAAAAAATGAGCGCAATAGATTCCTAAACAGGCTATCAAAACCTGAAGAATTTCTAGCGTGGTTGAATAAAAATCTGACATAATCCCTCCTATCTTGAAATTATCTCCAATAAGAAGAACTATTCTTCATCATATTTTTCTTCAGGCACTCTACCTTCCATTTCTGGCAGTTTGCTTAAAAGCATTGGAGATGCTTTGAAACTTACATAATAAGAATCTGGATATTCTTCCATTTTCTTTGTTTGTAAGTTATATGTTCTTTTTTGACTCTTCTTAGTCAAATACATTCTAAATAAATTTCTTATGATCACAGTTTCTTTTCTTCCAATAATCTCTGTAAAGATATCTATGAATGTGTTTAAGATGATATTAACATCCCCTATTGTAAATCCAGCCCTCTCAGCAACAAGTTTTACAATTTCTTTTTGGTTATACCTTTTAGTCATTATATAGCTCCTTGTATAGTATTCCATATATATATAAACAGCCTCAGAACTTAAACATTTCTCTTTTCCCTCATTTGATTACGCTGAATTTCTCTGTTTTTATCTTCCCAACAATCTTCGCACATTCTATGATTATTGTTTTTTCCTTTTCTTTCAATAAAGTTTTTTTTGCAAACCTCACAATAAATAGGATAAAACCCAACAATATTATCAAAATCATCAACATAA